TTTCCCTTACTTGCGCGAGGATGTTCTTCATTTCCTCGCTGTTGGTGAAGAACTTGCGCGGCTCACCGTTCAGCTCGATGGCGACGATGCACCTGTCCTCACCCTGTTCCGTCTTGATGCCGGTCTCAAAGTCCTTCACCACGATGGGGAGGTTCACCAGCTCGCGGATGCTCACTACCGTGCCCGGAAAACGTTTCTTGCCGTCCTCGGGCTTGTAAGACACGTTCAAACTCTTGAAGTCTCTCATTTCTTTGCCTGTTAATTTGTTAAACAACCTTATACTGTCCGCGTGTTTGGCCATGCCGTAGAAACTGGCCACCAACTCACGTTTCCTTCGCTTGCTCTGGATGCCGTGCATCTTCCGGGCAAAGTTCTGTTTTACGCGCTTCCTGAGCAGAGTGTAGCCCGGGCGTATGACGTATCCCAGGAAATCTATGCCTTCGCTCACGGGGAAGATGCGCTCGTTGGGCTTGACTTCAAGCCCGGCAAGCAACAGCCTCCCGTGGATGATGTCACGGACTTTCCACAATTCCGATTTCGCTTTACCGAGCACGACGATGTCGTCACAGTACCTGTAATAATACGGCACGCCGCACTTGTCTTTCACATGATGGTCAAGGTTGTCCGACAGGAACAGGTTGCCGAGCCCCTGCGAGCTGCGCAGCCCGATGCTGATGCCGGAAGGCATCATGCGCACGAACCGCTCCAGCAGCACAAGGAGCGTCCTGTCCTTGAAAACACGCCTTACACATTCCATCAGCCTGTCCTGGCTGACACTCTCATAATACTTGCGGACATCCAGCTTGTAACAGTAGGCGGTGCCTTCAGGGTCGGATTCCATGTCCTTTCGTATGCAGTCCAGCAGGTCATGCATGCCGCGCCCCTTTATCGAAGCTGCCGTCGTGCGTATGAACCTGCGTCGCAGGTGTTCGTCCACTACGTTCATGACGGCATGGATGGCTATCCTGTCCTTCATGGGAAGCACCTGGATGCGCCTCAGCTTGCCGGCCTCCATCACTTCCATCTCGTGGTAGTTGCTGATGGTGTAGCTCCCGTCGGCCAGGCGTGCCGACAGTTCGGCGATGACTTCTTCCTTGTGGGCAAGAAGCGCACGGCCGGTACGGCTGCCCTTGCGGCGGCTGCCGCGGACTACCGCCCTGAACGACTCCTCCATGTTCGGATATGCCGTTATCTCTTCCATCAGATGTCCTTCCCTGTGCATTGATGTCGCTTTACTGTTAATGCCTTTAATGCCTTCAATCCTCCGGGCCAGGCTTCTTCGAGCCGTTTATACGGCCTACCAAACCCTATCGCCCGACACTTGATGTTCCGCCTTTCCGGCCATAGGCCGCTACTGGCGAGGCTCATCCCCCTCGGCACCGGATTGGGCACGCGTGCCCGGCCCTGTACGCCGACTGGAGTTCCCTTGGACTGTTACCGAGACGAGAACCGATGGACGCGCTCGCACCCGACGAATCGCCACCGCAATGCGCACGACCGACACCGGCGTTCGCACCCGCGTAGCTGCTCGACCGAGAGACCACACGGCCTATGGGGGAATCCGCCTACGAACTGCAAAATTAACACTTTTATTCATCTTAACTTCCTAATTTTCAAATTTCGACGGGCTTACGCCCGTATTTTGCCATTCCTCCTGCTTTCGCTTTGTCGCTTCGCTCCCGCTTTGGCGCGCTCCGCCTTACGCTCACGCATACTCCTCCGGAACGCTCAGCGACTTGAACGCTCCGACGCTTTCCGCGACCTCGATTTTGCCGCGGAAGGCGAGACGAGAACCGATGGACGCGCTCGCACCCGACGAATCGCCACCGCAAAGCGCACGACCGACACCGGCGCTCGCACCCGCGTAGCCGCCCGACCGAGAGACCACACGGCCTGTGGAACCGCTCGGAACGAACTCGTCGCAGTAGTATGTAGTGGAGCTTCCAGCACCGGCAGCGCTTACTATGTCCATCCACTTCTGGTGGACAACGGCAGTCATAAAGCCGCTCGTCGTCGTGCTTTTCACCTTCCGCGTCGTGCCGTCAGGCATTTCTATATACAGCTTATACTGCTCGCTTGACGGGCTGTTCGGAAGGCTCACCTTGTCCATCCACTCCGCCTTGTTGCCGAACCAGTTCTCATAGCCCAGGCAGTTGCAGGACGCTATCTGGACATACTTGTCGGAACCGTACTCGTCCTGCGTCTTATACCAGCACCATTCCGTCTTGTGGTCGGGGTTCACCGTGTCCGCCATGCCAAGGATGGATGTCGTACCGATAATGCGCGCATTCGTGTTCTGTCCGTATCCGCACTGGTCTTGCGCGTCACGGCGGCCGTACTTCGCATAGAACAGGTTCGCCACGTCCTTGTTCATCTCCCAGTCCACCAGTTGCAAGCCCCGCTGGTTGGCATAATACACCATGTCCGGCTGCGTCAAAGAGGCCACGCTGGTGGCGCCGTTGATGGCGCTGTACAGCTTCGAGCCGATAGTCACGGCCTGGAATGCGCCGCACAGGCAAGCCTCATGCTCCACCCAGTCCGGCTCCATGTCCTCTATCTTGTCGCTGTTGCTCAGCACCACGCAGTCAAAGTCAGATGTATTGCGGATGGAGAAATGAAGCCGGGTCGCACCGTCCGGCACGTCGGATATGAGGTACATGCCGTCCACAAAACGGGCGTTCAGCGTTTCCACGACGACGCTCTTGACCACAGTTCCCGCATCGTCGGCGAACACCGCGCCCACAAGGCTGCTGCCGACTACCGACGGGAAGCGGACACGCTTGTAGCCGGATACGGATACCGTCACGGCACTGTAGTTGGAGTCAGACGTCAGCGAACTCTGGACATCCGCCTTCCCGGTCTGTACCTTCATCCCGCTGTCAACCGAGCCGCCGTCACGGAGTTCCTCAAAGGTGATGACGGTGCATTCCGGACGGTCGGGCATTTCGTCCCGGGAACTGAAGCAGGCGTATTTCCTGTTGCGCAGGTAGTCGTTCACGCCCTTGTACCAGTAATGGGGCTCATAGACGAACACGTCGCCTTCCGTGCCGTCCAGTTTTGCCGCCGTACCGTCGGCATACTTGTTGCTGTCCGCATCGTCAAGCTGCGCGATTGTCATTGTTCCCTTGACTGCCTGCTTGCCGAGCACCCGGTGCCGTTGCCGCAATATGGCCGCCACATGCGCACTCGGAACATACTGGTTGCCGTACTTGTACCCGGTCTCGTTGTCGGGGTTGCTCACATTCGCGTCGTCGCTCACCGTGTCGTCAAACTCAATCATCGTGTACTGCGGCTGCCGGATGTTCAGCTCGTCGAAGCGCTCCGCATATTTGTTGAAGGTGTCGTCGTCCAGGTATTTCGTCAGCCTGTACGTGCCGACGAGCTTGCACCGCGTGTTCGTGGTGTTGCCGGATGCGTCGAAGCCGCCCAGCCCGGCGTCATACCACTCTTTCAGGTCGCTGCCGTCGCCCTCAAGCTCCAGGCCGGTGACGCGCACGTACTTCAGCTTGCCTTTCAGCGCGAACAGTTCCTTGAACACCGACAGCCCGTCGATGAGGGCGCAGTTCTCTATCCAGATGCCGGTAAGGTTACGCTTGTTGTCAAAAGTTATCGCACTCCACTTGATATACTGCATGGAGCGCAGCGTAAGCGTCTGGAAGTTGGCCGGAAGGTGCAGCCTGTTTACCGCCGCACCCTCGGCGAAGGTGATGGTGCCCAGCGCCGTGCAGCCCGCCGCGTTCACCTCCTCCAGCCTGTTGCAGCCGGAAAGGTCAAGCCCCGGCAGGTTCGTGTAGTTCACAACGTCCAGTTTCCTGAGCATGGGCAGCTTCGTGCCCAGCACGAGTTCGGTCAGGGCGTATGTGTTGCCGCTGTTGCCCAGCACCAGTTCTTCCAGCACCGGCAGGTTCGGAAGGCTCATGTCCGTGAAGCCGCCCCAGTCCGAAAGGTCGAGCTTCTTCATCCACTCGCCGCCGTACAGGTGGAAGATGGTGCCGATGTTCGCCGTCTGCCCGTAGGTGTAGCTCCACTCATTGTCCTTTGTCACCGCGTCGTGCGTCATCGTGTCGCCCTCGCGCCGGAACTCGAAGTAGAAGTCACGCGCCGGGGTGGCCCTCACCGTCGCGCCGGCCGCGCTGTTGCCCTTGAACGATATGTCCGTGGCGGTGTACTGCCCGGTGCTGTAACGCGCGTCGAACAGGCCCATGCGGTTCGTTACCCACCAGTGCCTGTGTGCCTTGCGGTTGCCCTGCATCGCTTCCAGGTAAGAGTACTTCACGTTCGTCACGCTACCGTCGTTGTTCACCTCCACGCCCTGCGTCTTGGGCCTCACGTACTTGTTCTGCGCGTCCAGGTTGTAGATGCGCTCGCAGAACTTCGCGCTCTGCTCCGTGTCGAACATGTTGAAGATGGTCGAGTTCGACATCCTTTCCCGGATGCGCACGTAGGCCGCCGCCAGCTCGCCGGGGAACTGCTCCCTCAGGTTCTTCCAAAGCACGCTGTCGTGCCCGGCGTAGGCATAGACGGTCTTGCCCTCCGTCGACAGTTCCGGGTCGGTGGTGTTCTCGTCCACGTCCCACGGGTACTTCAGGCGGCCGTCATTGCGCACGCCGAGGATGGTGTCGCAGTCGTAGAATATCATGTAGGCGAGCGTCTTGTCCTTGTCGGGGTCGTACCAGAAGGCCATCATCATGTTCTTTACCCTCTGGTCGACGCAGCCCATGATGTCCGTGAACATGTAGTAGTCGCACAGGTAGTCCACGTCAAACCAGTCCGCAAGCTCCGCCTTGAACTTCGCCCCGTCGTCCTGCGTGCTCTTCACCCACTTCACCAGCGGCTCGAGGTATTTCGGCTTCCGGGTTCCGGCCTCGTACTCCGCGTTGATGTCGTCGTCGTCCGGGAAGCGCGCCTCGAACACCTTCAGCCAGTTCGGCGTGCCGTCCTCGCCCTTCGTGTCGAAGTCGTCGTCCAGGAACATGCCCATCGGGTAGTCGTTGTTCAGGAACTCCCAGCATTCGGTCGGGTTCTGCCCTCCGAACTTCTCCGTCACCCACGCCTGGTCATGGTAGCCGGGTATGTCGAGGAAGCCGAATACGGCCTCGGTGCTCTTGTCGTTGTTGAAGTTGAACTTGCCCAGGAACTGCGGGGTTTCCTCCAGCGCACCGCGGTAGAACAGGTAGCACGGCTCGCCGTCAACCGTCGTGCGCACATCATAGGGGTAGCTGCTGTCGCAGTGCCTCTGCGCCGGGGTAAGCTCCCCGGCCGCCGTCAGGATGTTCTGCACCAGCTTGGCCATACCGGTGTTGTGCGAGCTGGAGCTTTCCGCGAAGTCGGCCTTCAGGCAGAAGCAGTCCACCGGCGCGGCCTGTTTCCGGCTGCCGCTTGCCGGGCGGAAGGAGTATTTCGCCTCTTCCTGCAGCTCGCCGCCCACGCCCTGCTCGTCACAGCCGAGGTACAGGTCGCCGGCCACCTTCGAGGCGTTCTTGAAGTAGATGCGGTAGTTCTTTATCGGATAGGCAAGCGAGCTTGTGCCCTGCAGGCGGATGCAGCCGCCCACGCAGCGGAAGTTCAACGCCTGGCTGCCCTTCACCACGCACAGCATCTCGTCCACGTCGTACTTCGGGTCTTTGTCGTTGTTCACCGCCGCCTGCAGCACCGTGGGCACGCCGTTGTCCTGCCGTCCGGTGATGATGATGTACCTCATGCCGTCCGGCACGCTGTCGACCGTCACGTTGCCGCTGTCGTCGATCACGTCGTTCGACTCGTACAGGGCCATCATGCCGTCCGAGCTGTCCTGGTCTATCATGTAGGTCTCAAGCACCTGCGAGTCGCTCAGGTACGTGTCGTAGGCACGCATGAGGTACACGTCGGTGGTCGCGCCGTCCGCGCCAAGCCCGATGTACGAAGGCGTGGCCTGGTACACGCTGTCGCTCGTCGCCCTCTGCACGCTTCCGGACATGATGCCGTTGATGTACAGGTACACCATCTCCGTGTTCAGCTTCTCGTAGTCGGACGAGCCGTCCGTGCTCTTGGGGAAGCTCACGAAGGCCACCTCGTACACTTCTCCGGCCGCCATCTTCATTGACAGCTCGCTCTTGCCCCTCGTCACCATGCGCGCTTCCTGCGTGGTGATCACGAAGCCGGTTCCGTCAGCGTCCATGCACCTTATCACCTCAGCGTCCTCGTCCACAACCTCGCTGACCTTGTACTTCACGATGAATGCCATCGCGTTGGTGACATTTTGCTCCGGCTGTTCCAGGGGGCGGTGCTGCACGGTGGCCCGCGCCGTGTCCGTCAGGCGCAGGGCGGTGCCAGTCCATCCGTCGCCGCCCCATTTGAAGCCTTCGAACACTGTCCGGATGCCGTTATAAGTCCATTCCTCGCGGTTCACGTCGCTGTTGCTCCTGCCTTGGGCGGTCAGCTTCAGCGTCAGCCCATCCGTCGGCTCGCTGAGGTTCAGGTCGCTCTTCTCCGCAATGAGCCGGAAGTTGTATGTCGTATCGCCCACTACAATCTTGCACTGCTCCTCGCCATAGTTGGAGGCGCGCAGCGTCAGGCTCTGCGCCGTGAACGGCACGGAGGCGGACGAGGCCAGCGTGCTCCCCACATACACGTCCGCCCGTGTCGGGGTTTCCTTGGGGTTGTATGCAGCATATTGCAGCGTGTAGCTGTCGTACTGCTTCGTCGGGATGTAAGGCGTTTGGCCATTTTCGATGACCGACCCGTCCGCATAGTCGAACCTTGCGGACACCAACGGGGTGTTGTTCCCGGCTTCCCGGACGCCCACGGCGAAGAGGATGCTGTTCGACTTGATGGTGCTGCCGTCCGACAGTTCCAGTTCCACCACGAGCTGCACCGTGTGGGTGCCGTGCCCAAGGTTGGTCGTCGCTATGCTGAAAGACCCGTTGGCCGTCGAACTGGTGATGCTCCTGTCCTCGGTGTCCGTGCCGTCCACATAGCAGCGCAGGGTCTTCGTGCCGGCACCGCTCAGGGCGTAGGGTATGCTGAGGGTCTGGCCGCGTGTTATGGCCGTGGCGATGTTGAAAGAGCTGCTCAGGGTCAGCTGCACCACGTTGATGCTCCACGTCACCTGGGCCACCTGCATCTCCGCGCCTTCGCCGACCTCCACACGCACCCTCACGGTATTGGTGCCCACACCCACATACTTCGTCACGTCCACCGTATTCGTGCTGCCTGCGGATATGGTCTGCGTCAGCGTGCTGGTGTTCGCACCCTGAGTGACGGTCACGGTCACACGGCCGGGGTTGCCGGTGCTCTCTCCGGTCGCGGTGTCCGTCTGGTCGTAGGTGTAAGTCAGTTTCACCTCGTCGCCGGCCTTGACGGTCTTGTTCGGGGTGACGCGCGTCAGCACGACCTTCGTCGTGGCCACCGTGCCGCCACCGCCGCCCGTGAACATGTCGCTCGTGCTGATGACCTCCCCGGCCTCGTTCAGCAGGGAGAGAGAATAGGCCTTGTCCGTGCCCTCGCCGATTTCATTGAGCTGCAGGGCGGTGCCGTAGGTGGAGGCCTTCTCGTTTATCGCGGCAGCCACGGCCTTGCCGCTCACTGCGTTGGTCGAGTTCTCGTTGACCGACTGGTCGACCTCCATTACGGGTATGTCTATCGTCACGCCGCCTTGCTCGTCGGCTGTGTGCTCCTCCGAGGCCGTGCCGCGCGTTACCGTGATTTTCTTGATAGCGTCCGCGCCGCCGTACCTGTTCCATGCCGAAGCGGTCAGGAACGACGATATGTCAGTACCCTCGAAACGGTATTCTTCCCATTTCCCTGCGCTGACCTCGATTGTGATAATCATTCCCGGCTTGTCGTCATCGTCGATGTCAGCCCCGGCGAGTGCCGCCACGGCCGTCTCCTTTGTGTAGTAGCCGCCCGAAAGGGGTATCTCTTTCGTCACGTTGTAGAAGCCGCTGCCTGACCCTCCGCCGCTCACGACAACAAGGTCATTCTCCTCCTCACTCCACACGTAAAGCGTATCGCCGCAGGCATACACCTTGTCTTTCAGTAACGTGTAGTCCGGGCCGTTATACAGGCCGCTCTCCGCCCATTCAGTGTACCAGCCGTTGTCTTCTACGAGGAACTGCTTGCGCGTCGTGCAGTAGGCAACTTCCGATGGCGCATAGCTGCTGTCGGTACTGCCGTTCATTGTCGGGTCGGTGCCCAAGTCGTTGACAATGCGCCCAAACCTGGCCGTTGCACCTTTCAGGGCCGTCTTGGCCGTGCTTTCATATCGGCCGGCCGCCTCGTTGGCCTCACCCGCAGCCTCGATGGCCGCGGTCGCCGCCGTGTTGGCCGCATTCTTGGCTTCCGTGGCCGTACTGGCCGCAGCATTGGCGCTCTGTGCCGCCGTGTTGGCGGCCTGAGCGGCCTCGTTGGCCGCTGCCGCCGCCTCCGTCGCCGGTTTCTGGAGCAGCGTCATCGGCACGTTTACCAGTTCATCCCCCTTTACGCCCGGGAGGGAGTTCACCCCGTTAAGGCTGTCAACGGTTTCAAGCTCCTGCACGCCCTGGCTCTCCGCCTTGATGGCGTTGAGCACCTGCTGTATGTCTTCCTGTGATATGGCCATATTATTGCATTTTATACTGGTTGAACTTCTTTCTTGTCTTCAGGTAGTCCGCGACGTACTGGTGGGTGTAGGCCTCCCGCTCGAAGCTGATGGCGCGGTAGGCCGCTTTCATGTCGCGCAGCCGTGCCAAGCGCCACAGCCATTCCAGCACGTACAGCAAGTAGAACGGCACATAGAGCAGCTCACTCATCTGCGCCGTGTGGATGGACTCGTGGTTGTAGTCCTCCGCCGCCATCGTGCAGCCCTCGCGCACGAACAGCACGCCGAAGAGGTTTACGCACTTGAAACCCCTGAAAGGTATCACCCTGTTATACACCACTCTCATCGCCGCCTCCTTTCTGTATCTGAGCGCTCAGCCCGTCTATGAACGCCGGTGTGCAGTAACGCTCCGCAAGCCCCTTCATTAGCCGCACTTCATCGTCCGTATACTCCACCGCGCCATCGCTCTTGTATATTTTCATCGCCAAGGCGTGGGCGCGGATGCCGTTCACCATCGTGTAGATTATGTCGGCAAAGCTCTCCCTTGCGTCACCTGTCTGTTTGTGCAGGCCGTTTATGCCTGTCGGCACGGTAAAATGTTTGAAGTCTATTCTCATGCGTTTATTCCATTAAATCCGTCTATTGAATATATGGCGATTTTGCCCTTGCCGTCCTGGAACTCTATCCTGTCCGCGCTTATCATGCACAGGTTGCCCAGCATATCCTTTATGTGCACGCCGTCTATCGCGTCTATGCGCACCTCATGCCCGACTCCGCGCAGGTACATCGTTGACACGCGACCCATTGTGTCTGGGTCTGTCTCGAAATGAAGCTCAAACAGGTCTGTACGGTTTTCGCCGTTGGGCTTGCCGGTGTATTCGTCCACAGACGACGGCCCTATCATTTTTATGTATCCTTCTTTGGCGTTTATCACTATCGAGTTGCCGTATTCCTTGTCTTCCGACTTGAATGTGCCGTTCGCCTCAACGCTGCCGTCCTCCAGTATCTTGAAGTTTTCGTTCGCCGTCACAAGGCCTTCAAGTGATATGTTGGCGGCGGATATTTTTATGTCGGACGCAGTCTGTTCCACCATCGACACGATGTTCCCGTCCGCATCAAAGGCATACAGCCTGTTGGCCATCGCGGTGGTTACCAGGCCAGCCTTGTTCTTTAGTTGCCCGTCCTCGTCGAAATACTGCGACATCATCTCGTTGTACTTCGCCGTGGTGATGATGCTTGACGACTCGATGACGTTCCCGTCCTTGTCGAAGTTCGCCGCGGCTATCTTCACCAGTTTCTCAGACTGCTCGAACAGGGTCTTGTACTTGTAGGCCAGGGCTTCGGCCCTGTCCGTGCTCAGCACCAGCATGTACAGGTATATCTCGCCCGTGAACGCCAGCTTGAAGTCGCCCGTGCCGTTCCACAGGCCGGAATGGTTGAATACCTGGTAACCGTCCGTCACCGCCAGTTCGCCGTCGTAGCTGAACTCGTTGAAGTTCTCGAAACCTGTCTTGTCCAGCCCCTCGAACTTTACCGTCAGCCGCCCGGCCTTGGCCACGCGGTAGAAGAAGCTCAGGTACACCGCTTCCGGCTTCTTCTGTCCCTCGTCATTCACATCTGTATAGCCGGGGATGAAGCGGAAGTTCGCGTGCTTCTGCAATATGTACTTGTTCCTGATATATACGGTGGTGCGTCCGTCATCGGTCTTCACGCAGGCGTAATCGGTCTTGTCGGACAAGGGCGCGCCGTTCGCCCATATCCACTTGCTGCCGAGCAGGAAGAAGGTGGCCTCGTTCTCGGTGTCCCACTTGTTCATGCCGTCGCCGAACGAGGCGTTGTCCAAGTAGCTCCGGTCTTCGGTGAAGTCCTTGCGCAGCCCCTCCACGGCGCTCTCTATCTTGCCCTCGGTTATCTCGAACCGCGTCAGGATGTCCTCACCGGTCGTCAGCACGAACGTGCCCATCAGGTACACGTTGTCGCCGTAAAGGCCGTTGCCGTGCGGCTGGTTGTCGGCCGGGAACCGACTGTCGCTTATCCCGTCCAGGTTGCCAAGCCGCACGCGGAGGCAACCGTTGAAGTTCTTGGCGCTCACGCCGTCCAGCACGTCCACCCGCGGCTGCCCGTCCTCGGTCGCCGCGATGGAGATGAGGTTCTGTCGGAGCCGGTCCGTCGTGTTGCCCATCAGCACGCACTCGTCACCCTCCTTGGGTTCTACGCCGCCGAACTCGCTCACGGGTACGGTGACGCCTTCCCCGTCCGAGGCGGAGATTTCCACCCAATATCCGCGCAGCGACGCGCCGGTGAACTCCGCGCAGCGCATCAGGTCGTGCGCCGTGAACTCGTTTTCCTGCTCGAAGGTGATCTTGTAGTTGTCGCCTTCTTTCGTGACAGCCTTTATCTTGCCGTTGGCCGCGCTGACCACCAGCTGGCCGCCCACGCTGCGCACTTTCTCAATCAGCAGTTCCAGGGCCACCAATGTCTGCCGGATGGTCACCTTGTCAATGGTCAGGTTGCTCAGCCCGGTCAGCGCGTCCATCCACAGCTGCCAGCCCTCGCCGGTCATGCCGTCCACGAACTTCACCGACCGCAGCAACTCGCGGATGACGGCGGTCAGCCATTCGGCGTTCCCGTCGCCGTCCACCGCCGCGCCGCTCTCCCCGGCCTTGTGGCTTCCGAAGTCGGCTCCCTTCAGGAAATGGATTTTCTCCCGGGCCGTGTCCTCGCGAAGCCTGCTCAGGGCTTCTTTCAGCGTCCGGCGTGCCGAGAACACGTTGTTGTCTGTCGGATAGGTGTTGTCCCAGCTGCGTATCAGGTCGGGGAAGCTCCCCGACGTGGCCGTCTTCACATAGCTCTTCGCGTCGCTGATGCTGTCATTGATGGTTTCCATCGCGCCGGTGCTCGTCGCGTCGCAGATTTCGATGTCCATCTGCGAGGGCAGGTTCACCTTGCGCGTGACCTTGGTGATGCGGCTGCTGCGGAAGCCGGCCTCCGGGAAGTACTTTTCGCTTTCCAGGCGCACGCGGCGGCCCACATACAGGTCAACGCCGTTCTCCTCGATGTACACATGGTCGGTCGGGGCCTTGTAGCGGCTCACGTCGATGGCGTGCTCTTCGTTGTACTTGTCCACCGCTTCCCTGAACTCCTGCTCGGCCAGCGGATAGTATTCGTCCGGCATCCGTATGTTCCACAGTATGTACTTGTCGCCGGGCTTCGGGCAGAGCGTGTCGTTCGGAAGCTGCGTGTCGTCGTCATACGGCCATGTCGTTATCAGCTCGAACTCGTGGGTGTCGCTGTCGTAGTTCGCCTCGAAATAGTAGGTGCCGTCCTCCTCGTCGCCCAGCCCGGCCAGTTCGCTGCCCTCCTGGAAGGAAATTCGCTTCACCTTGCCGCCTATCTCGTAGCTGTTCGGGTCGAAGCCCAGGCTGTTGTCCTTGAAGTAGAATATCTTGAACGGGTTGCCGTCCTCGTCCGTCACATCCTCGCTGCGCACGGAGCTGACCGTGCCGGTGCGCTTGGGGTAGATGTCGGAGAAGGCGTCCGCCTCGTAGTGGTGCCATACGCCGTACTTCTCCACGTTCACGTCCACGTGCTTCACGCCGCCGGGAAGCTGCAGCCGGCTGTGCCCGTATTTCTCCGGGTCGATGTTCTTGCTGCTGCCTATCGGGTACAGCCGTGTGTAGAACTTGGCGTTGTCGGCCATGTCGCACTCCAAGGATGTCAGACCCTTGCCGTAGCCCAGCGCCACTTCCTCGCCATGCTCGCAGCGGCACACGTTCACCGTCTGGCCCTCGCACCACCATTCGGCCCGGTTCCCGGCTTTCTCGGCCACTTCCTTCAGGGCCTCGTCGCAGTACTTGCCCTCGTAGTCGATGACGATGTTCTCCGTGCCTTCCACTGTGCCGACCTTCCAGTCGGTGGTGTTGTCCATGCCGTTGTTGATGCTCCTGACGATGAGGGCCACGTGCTCCCTCGGCGGCGCGGTCAGCGTGAACACGGGTTCGTCCGCCCCGTCCGTGTCGTTCAGCACCAGGAAGCGCTTCAGCAGGCTCTCGATGCCGTAGAGCTTCACGTCGTACTTCCACTCCTGCGCGCTCACCTGCTCCGGCTTGTAACGCTCCATGAGCCAGTACCGCTCGCCCATGAACTCGGCATAGTCGTTCACTTCCAGCGCCACGTGTTCGTACAGGGTGAACGACAGGGTGAGCACGTTGTCACCCTGCAGCTCCTTCGCCTGCGTCGAGTTGTCGTCGCAGGGCACCTGTGTCTTGGCTGTACCGTCGCTTCCGTATATCGTTATCATAATGCTGTTCTAACCGTGTTTTAATGTCATTCAGATGGCCGGCTTCGGTTCCCGGAAGGTCACGTAGAACCGGCCGGCCTGTTTCCCGGCCTGCCAGAGGTAGGTCAGGGGTTCGTAGTCGCTGCTTTCCTTATAAAAAACGTGCAGCGTCATGTCGAGGTCGGGAAAGCGGATGTCCAGCCACCCGTCCTCTCCCTGCTTCAAAAAGGCGATGAACGCCTTGTACCGTGACAGCCACTCATCCCGCGTGTCCGCATACAGGGCGAAGTACAGCTTCACGTCCCGCGCCTGGTTCCTCACGTCCAGCGCGGATGAGTATTTCTCGCCGTCCTCCTCCCGGATGTCCACCGCCACGTGGGTCTTCGTCTTCGCCGGGGCCATGATGGCCTTCAGGTTGTTACGGTCGCCACGTTTCTTCTCCACCAGGAAAGCGCCGTATGCCTTCCAGATGTCCGTGCCGTTGATGAGCACCTTGCCTGAGAGTATCGCGTCCATTGCCATAGTCACTTCATTTTAAGTCCGTCCCTGATTATCTTCTTGATGTCATTCTTTATCTCGCCCAGATGCTTCGCGCTGTTGCCCGTGTTCTCCTCTATCCGCCGCAGGCTGTCCACAGCAGTGCCCATCTGCGCACTTACGTCCTGCATCTTCTCGTCCATGCTCGACAGGTGCATCGCACTCGTCGTCCATAGCCCCTCTATTTTCGTGCCCTGCTCCTGGCTCATCGCCGTGTACGCCCCGGCCCTGCCGCTCTGCGACGTACCGTAGCTTCCGGGATCTATCATGCCGGAGTCCGTCATGGCCTCGCGCCATGATTCCGCCTTGTCCGCTATCGCCGAGTTCATAGCCTCTATACGGGCCTTCTCCTCCTCGCTTATACCGTCGGCCGCAGCGTCGGCTATGTATTCGTACAGCTCCTTGATGTCGTCCTTCAGCTCCTCGTTCACGAAACTCTCTATAAGCGCGTCCGTCACAGTCTCGCTTATGAAGTCGCCGAGTTCCTCCGTTATGTCCTCAGCGCTCCTCACCATCTCCTTGTACTTCTCCAAGAAGCCGTCCCACGTGTAGCCCGTCAGCTTCTCGTTCAGCGCGTCCGTCAGCTCCTCCAGCGTCCCCGCGCGCTCTATGTATTCCTCCACCGCACTTTTCGGGTTCTTGTGGCCGTCGCCGCTGAACAGCTTTTGCCATTCCTTCGGATTCGAGTCCCTTAGCAGCTCCATCTGCTCCGGCGTCAGGTTCCACAGGTCGCCCGTGCTGTCCACCGTTATGTTAAAGCCGTTTTTCCTGAGCGTCTCCGTGAAGGCGTCCCAGCCCTCCCAGCCGCTGCCCGGCGAGTGCTTGTTGAAGCTGCCTTTGCCGCCCAAACCGAGGAAGCCATAGCCGCTGTTCGTCCAGGCTGACGCCAGTCCCTTGATGATGTTCCGCTGGTTCTCCTCCCACTCAAGCTCCGCTTTCCGCGCGTCGTTGTAATAGTCTATGCTCTCGGCGTTCGTGTTGTCACCTTGCCCTATGCGCTCTGCAAGGCTGTCTATGCTCTCGCGCAGGTACTCGTTGCTCTCCGTCAGGCGGTTCACAGTCTCCATCACCTCCTTGTCGTTGCCGCCGAGCCACGAGCCGAGGCCGCCGAACGTAAGGGAGTCGAGGATGTTCCCCACGCCGTTGACGACTGACTGCATGGGCTTGGTTATTATGCCGCCGCTAAGCACGTCGTCAAGCACGCCGCTGACAGAGCCAAGCACAGTGTCCATGAGGCTTGACACTATTCCGCCGATGCCGTCCTGCGCCAGCATGTCGAGCAGTCCGAGCACTGCCGATATGATTTCTCCGGCAAGCCCGCTGTCGCCAAGTGCTGCAGTGAGGGTCTTGGCTGCCTCGCTGTCCTTGCCGAGGAGCGACTGGAAACCTTTTGCCAAGGCATTGCCGGCCTGGGCCGTCAGCTTGTTGTCGCCGAAAAGGCCGTCAAGCTTCATCAAGCCTTGGCCTATGCCTTGCAGGTTTCCAGAAGTCAGGCCGCGCAAGCCCTCGCCGAGATTGTCGAACATCGCCTTCGCCTCCGTAGCGGACGAGTTGAGGGCGGCCGTGGTCTCCTGTACCTGCCCGCCGAAAATCCGCACGTCCTCGGAAGCGGCGTCAAATGCCTCGTGTGCCTTGTCTACGTTTTCTTGCGCGGAGCGTATGCCCTCCTCGCCGCGGTTTTCATTGCGTGCGGTTTCAAGCTCTTTTTCAGCTTTTACGAGGTTTTCTTCGGCGGCGCGTGCAGCATCTACGGCCTTGGAGTATCTGCCCATCGCCTCCTGGTATGCCGACAGGTCGTCGGACACACGTTTGAATATGTCGCTGTCCCATGCCGTGCTGGAGCGCTCCAGTTTCTCTATCAGGGAATAAAGGATTTGCTGCTCCTCAAGGCTCGACTGTCTGAACGTGTCACTTTGAGCCATGCGGCGCAAACGGTCTATCGTCGGTTGCAGCTGGTCTTTGAACATCGTGCCGAAGTCCCCGAACACGCTGCCCCAGTCAACCTGCTGCCTGACGGCGTTTATCTCCACCTGCTGCAGGGCGCGGTCACGGCCGGCGACGAGCGACAGGCGCTCGCCCTCATTCTGTGCGTTCCTTATCTTTTCCGCGTATTCCTCTGCTATGGCCAGCTTCTGCTGCTGATAGGTGCCATATTCCTTGAGGTAGTTCCGCATGGCCCGTGCCTCCGAAGCGTACACCTCCTGTGTCTTGTGCTCCTGTTCCTTTGCGGCGTTGTCGCGCGCCTTCTGCAGCGCATCCGCCTGCTCGTCCGTCAGACCGTCCGCACCAAGCCCGACAAGTCCGGCCTCCTTGTTCTTTTTCCTGAACTCGGTCTCCTGCCTGTCTATCTCTGCAATGCGTTGTTTATAGTCGTTGTCGATTTCGGCCAGTTTCTTCTGCGTGCCGTCTTGCATCAGGGCTGTCTCGTCGTCCTGGTTCTGACGCTGCAGGGCGAGCAAGTCCTTGTCAAGGTCTTCACGGGCCTTCAGGCGTTCCTTGCCGATACGCTCTTCTTCTTTTGCGCGTCTCTCGGCCTCACGCGCCGCTTCCTTCCTTTCCTGCTCGTAGGATGCGCCCTGCGTGGTCTTTTCCACTGCGGACTGGCGTTTCAGAATTTCATCTTCATAGTCCTGCATGGTGGCCTCGTTGCGCTTGTAGTTCTCGTTATGGTGACGCCAGCGCTCTTCACGTTGGTTGAACAGTGCGATAGTATTTTTATCCAGGCCTTGGGTCTTCAGCAGTTCGTTCCATTCGTCAGCGTATTCGCTTCTCCATACAATACCTTCATCGTCCATCAGTTCTCGAAGCTGCCGGCGTCTTTCTTCCCTTTGTTGGGCGGCATTGTACGCTCCCCTGTTCCTTTGCATATAGTTGTAGTCAGCCTGCGAGCCGCGCAGCTCGTCCACGTTCTTTGACGCGAGGTCTTCCAACCTTTCCTGATAAGCCCTCGCATAGGCGGCGGACATGATGTCCTGCGTCAACTGGCGGTACGCGGCGGAGGCGTTGCCCGCCAATATGGCCTCTTGGGACAGACTGCCGAAATAAGCCGGGTACTGCGACTGCAGTTCCTTGACCGCCGCCGTCCTGTCACGCATCGATGCGTTGGCGTTCTGGGTCATGGCGTAGAGTACGCGAAGCCCCGCCGTCTCCTTTGCTGCGGATGTCCTTGCGTCGGCCATCGACTTGTTCAGCCTCTCCTGCTCGCGCCGTGTTTCCTCCAAGGCGTCCTTTGACTTGAACAGGCTGCCCACCCAGCTTGCAATCTCCTTACCGTACATGGACAGCACGGTAATGGCCACCATCAGGGCGGTCTGCCATGAGAATATTGACGATATGAGCTGCCGCCATACCGGTACAGTGCTTTGGCCTGAGGCCTTCAGTTCCTCGTTGGCCGCCTTGGCGCGCTTTATCTCGTCTGTCAATACGGGTAGGTTGTTGCTTATGGCCAGAAAGAACATATTTAGTCCCATAGTGGCCGCAGGGAGTTCCCTCGCTATCTGCTGGACGCTCATGTGCAGCCCGTTGTATTGTCGGCCGGCTTGTGCCGCACCGGCCGGGACGGTGTCCGTATTCTCCGCCGTCTCGTCAAGCTGCCGCAGCTGTTCCTGAAGCTCCTTTATCTTCGATTTCAGGGCTTCCATGGCCGAGATGTTTTTGCTTTGGTCGAGGTCGGGAACGGCGGTCTCGGCTGTTTTCTTCATTTCGGCGAGCTGCGCATTTAGTGCGGCTATGGCCGTGCTGAGGATACGCACGCGCTCGTCCGTGCCGGATGCCTTGCCCATCAGCGCGTCCAGCTTGTGCTGCATGGTCTCCAGCCCCGCACTCATGCGGTCTTTCAACAGTATCTCTATCTCTACAGGTTTTGCCATAGTCTTTCTCGCTTCGTCGTATTCGGCCCATTGGGCTTATTTGTCCTATTTGCCCATTGGGCTTAACTCTTAATTCTTCACTTCTTCAGGTTGCTCTGGAAAAATCCTACTATTTCGTTCGCCTCGTCCTCCGCGCTCTTGCCGCCGTCTTTTTTGCGCACGTAGCGCGGCGCGTCCGCCAGCATCATTATCAGCGTCTGGTAGTTCACGCCCTCAAGGATGTAGCCCACGCTCCAGCCCGTCGCCGCCGCTATCTGCCATACAAACCCGAAGGGGCTATGGGACGGCTCGTACACCGTCTTTAACTCCCCTTCCTTCTTCGGCTCAGCCTCGGCTTCATCGGGTTCGTCCGCTCCGCCGACCTGATAATACTCGTAAAAGGGTCCGTACCAAGCAGCAGCACGAACTTCCGCATGCACGCCATGAGGTACCGCTGCTCCATCATGTTCCTTATCCACCATGCCGTGGGCCGCACGAGCAGCTTCCGCCATAGCCATCCGCGGCACAGGGTGTAAGCCACCATCAGGCTCAAGTCCTTGCCGTGGGCCGCGATGAAGGCCATCTCCTCCTCCTTGGTAAATTTCTCCATCTCCGCCGCAGTCACGCCCAGGCGCAGGTACACCCTCGACAGCCTTATCAGCCCGCCCAGGCGCGGCCGCCGCATCACGGCGCGCAGCCGTAGCGGCTTCTTCCGGAACGGTATGCGTACTTCCTTCAAGGGGACGGACACGCCGCCGTCAAGCAGCGCGGCCGCCCCCTCGGCCTCTATCATGCGTGCAGTCTTAGCGTACATAAAGTTATTCGCCTGCGGTGTTGTTTACCTCGTATGTAGCTGTGTCCGGCTCTTCCGGTTTGTTCACCTTCAGCTGGCATTCTATCTTCGACACCTCCGTCAGCGTCAGCTTGCCACCCAGGTTCGCAAGGATGGTGCCGTTCGGTATCTTCATCGTCTGCCCGCTCACGAACTGGATTTCCCAAGGGCCGCGCAACTCCACGAGGTCGGTCGGGGCTTTCCAGCCGGTGTAGCTGCCCGTGCTGCCCACCAGCGTGCCGCCAAGCACGGCCTGCATGTTCTCGTAGTCCAGCTGGATGAGGTTGAATGTCGGCGCTATCGTACCGTTCTTGCTCATTATCGTCAGCACCGGAGCGTCCGGCACCTGCTCGGCATCAACGTCAATAGGCTCAGGTTTCGTGCCGCCCCAGTCCCAGCTGCCCTTCTCGATGTAGCCGATTTCCTTGCTGTTGAACTTTACAACGGCTATGCCGTATATGAATTTCTTAGTTGCCATCTTTCTTTCGTTTTTGGATGAATATTGTGATTAAAATCCCTGCCAGTATTCCAGCCCCGAAACCGCAGAAAAAGATTTTAACGGGGTTCGAACGCTGTTTTACTTCTGCCTCGTACAGTCCGGCCATCTCCTCGTAGCGTTCCTTCCATACGGAGGATGTCCGCTCGTAGTATTCCACCAGGAGCTGCAGGCTGTCGCAGCTCGCGTACACGGTGATCACGTCCCTGTCGCGGCTCACCGAAACGCTGGCCTGTCCGCTCTTCCCGCTGTATGAGGCCAGCGGAGGAAGCCTCAGAAGGCTGTCAGCCGGTATCCTCAGACTCACCTCCGACTTCGGTACCGTTTCCGTCCGTATCAGGCGGACTTCGCTCCTCATGCTGTCCGCCCGACCCGTCGCCGTTTCCGTCCGTGCCGTTTCCCGCGCTGTCTTTCGGGTGCTCGCGCACCCCGCGAAGCACAGGGCAATCGTCATGATGCTTGCAAGAATTGGCAGTGTCAATAGCCTTGCGAAGGCGTGCCATCTCGCGTTTCGTCGCCTGAAGGTCTTTCCTCGTCGCATTGAGTTCGTCTTTTAACGGTTCGACTATGTTGTCCACAAGTATCCGGGTGGCGTGCTCAGCGTTGTCAATCCGCACGGTCTCGGCATCCGCCTTCGCCTTCTCGGCTTCCGCGTTGGCCTTGCGCACCGTCGCGCGGAGCGTCACAATGCCTACAACGGTCGCCAGAAGTGAGCCACCCAGTACGAAATTGAGAATTTCACTGAGTTCCATCTGATACTATGTTTTTATTGTTTGATTCCTATCGATTCCAGCCATGCAGGCACATCGAAACTCGGGCAGGCTTTCGCCGCCAGTTGGTTATGCCCTACAACCGGGATGGAGGGGAAACGCCGGCGGAAGTCTTTCACGTAGGCTTCCATTGCCTTCTTCTGCGCGGGGGTACGGGTGTCCTTGGGGGTCTTGCCGTCAGCGGCAACGCCGCCGACGTACACAACGTGCCGGGATGTGGAGTTGTACCCTTTTGCCCCGTTGGTAATCTCCCAGGGATCCACCTGTGCGTCCTCGTTGTTGTCCACCAGGCGTTCCACCTTTCCGTCCAGGTGTATCATGTCGGTGTAGCCGACCTGCTTCCACCCACGGCCGCCTTTGCTCACCGGGTCGGTGTGCCAGTGGCGGATGTCTGCTGCGCTCACTTCGCGGCCTTCAGGAGTGGCTGTGCAGTGTAATACCAAACGTTTCAACTGTGCCATGACTTATGCTCCTTGCTTTGGCTGGGTTATCGTTATTTGGACAGTCTTGCCGTTATTGGACTGCAAGGTCAATGTTAGGGTTCCGCTTTTCTGCTCGCCGTCGTTGGCTTCTGCCGAAATGGTCACGGTATTGCCTTTCTTGCTTACGTTGAAGCCTTCAGGGGCCGCACCCACCGTATATGCGCCGCTTGCCGTCACCGTCACATCCTTGCTGCCACCCTCGGCCGGGATTGTCACGGTAGTCGGGTCTGCCGTGATGCTGCCGTCCGACGATGCCTGGTAGCCGCTGCGGATTGCCACACCGGCATCCGCTTTCTTGAACATGCAGATGAAGTAGTGCCTGAAGTTGATCTTGTTGCGCTGGTATTCCGGGGCGGTCGATGCCTCGCTGTAATACATCTTCGTAGAGCCGGTGGCCTTGAACACACGCGGTACATAGAAGGCGAACGAGCATTGGAATTCCCCGGCTTCGGCCAAGGCACCGACAGCTTTCTTCTTGCCGGCAACGGTATAGAGCGGAGTATTCCCGAACTCATAGATGTCGAAACCGTACAGGCGGCCTATCCGGCCATCCGTCTGGTTCAGGTTGTACTGCTCCTTGAACTTCTGGTCTGCCATCAACAAGTCGTTTACATGGTCACTGCACAATACCAGACGACGCTTGTCTGCCGGTACACGCAACTTGTCCAATGCGGCTTTCAGGCGCACGATATCACCAGGCACAAGACGCAGACGGCCCGTGTCGGCATCACGCTCGCCGGTCGTTACCAATACCGGGGTGGTATCCGTATTTTCCGTAGGGCACAACGCATGGGCTGCCTTCGCAAACTTGGCGTCGTTGATGGCGTTCGAGTGGCTCTCCTTCACACGGCTCATCTTGTCGTAGCTGATGGCATACAGCTCATCGTCCGTGATGGGGGTCACCTTCGTCTGGAACTTGTCAAGCTCGATGGCGATGTCCGCATCGTCCAGAGCCTGCAACGGGATTGGGTAGGTCGTGTTGTTGATCAGCACTTCCGGGTCAACTCCCACCTCTACCAGGTGAATGATGTCATTGTTCACCAGGGACGAGCTGTCAGGTATGCCGTCCAGCCACGTGCCTTCCAGCAGGCCGCGCAGGGCCTTCACCAGCTCGCCCGTCCAGATTTCCTTATACACTCCGGCACGCAGCACGCCTTGAGGCACGGTGCCGCCGAACAGGACGGCCACGGCATTCATGCCGGCCGCACCGATGGCCGGGGAAATGCCGGCCGCCATTGCCAGCAAGCCGCCTGTCATGCAGTTGAACAGGACGGCAGCCAGCACCATCATGATTTTCTTGTTCATTGTCATTGTCTTTATCAGGTTTCACATTCAGATTTCACACTCCATGCCGTACTCCGCCTTGTACAGGCGCTTGTATTCGTCCGGCTGTTTCTCGCGCATCTCCTCCAGCTTATCTGCCGGCACCTCGCTCAGTTTCTTGTAAGTGGCAGTAGTTACAGAAGGAGCGCCTCCCGGATGGCCGACGACTGCGCTCAGCTTCACCTGCGGCGACATGGCACCGAAAGTGCTTTCCAGGTCTTCCACTCCGATTTTCTTACCGAGCTCAATGAACTGCTGTTTCTTGTCCTCGCCGATACGCTTTTCCGCAATGGCCTTTTCCACCGCCGCCGTGATACGTCCGAGCAACAGCGTCTCGATTTCCTTGCGGAGCTTGTCCGCGTCTTCCTTGGAGGCTTTCAGCTCCGCGAGCTTCGCGCTGATGGCCACCTCGTCAGCCGTTTCCGGCAGGCCCAACTGGAGGGCCAGCATTTTCTGATCCATAACTTTTTGTTTTTGGGGTTTGTTATTCAACAATGGCAGGAGACATTCGCCGTCCTTGCCGAGATTTATCACCGTGCCGTCCCTTTTCAGGACGATGGCATCGTCATTGGCTCCTATGTCCACCAGCGACACCTCGAACAGCTTGCTCTTCGTCACCGTCGGCCGGGTCTGTCCCTGCACGAGGTGTTCCTTTGCGTCGCTCAGTTCCAGGATGTCTATCCCGGCACTGACCATGCGCAAGCTGCCGAACTCGTACTGTTTCTTGCACCGCTTCGACAGTTCGCTGGCCTCGTCAAAGACCAACTCGCCGGTCACTTCGCCGTTCTCGGACTTCAGGTCTTTCACATAGCCTATCACATTGCCGCGCTCGTGCATGTAAAGCAGCACGGGATTCCGGCAGTACTGCTCCACGTTCATGCCTGCGGTCAGCACACGGGAGCCGTAGCTGTTCAGGCTGTCGTTTGAAATTCTTACTCGTCTTGCACTCATTTTGTTTTCGCGTTTTGCGTTTTACGCTGCAATATTACACCGCAAAGGGCTGGCCGCCAAAAAAGTGTGAAACGGTTGCACACTTCTATGCAACTGTTTCCTATCTTTTTGGCGTTCAGCCCTAAACGCCGCAACTTTGCCGTAAGATACGCACGCATTCAAGATTTTACCAGATATGAAGAAAGCAGACATTGAGAAGAAGAAGTCGCTCGGCAGGGCATTGTACCTTTCCGGGATGGAGCAGACCGAGATTGCCGACAAGATAGGCATATCGCGCGTCACCGTCTCCAAATGGTGTTCCGCCGAGGGATGGAAGGAGGCAAGGGCGGCCAAGAGCATCACACGCCCGGAACTGGTCAACAAGCTGTTGCTGACAATTGACAAGCTCATAGAACAGGTGAACGCATCCGAGGATGCCAACCTCATCGCCGGACTGGGCGACAAGCTGGCCAAACTGTCGTCGGTCATCGAGAAGCTCGACAAGAAGGCCAACGTGGTGGATGCCATCGAGGTGTTCATGGCCTTTTCAAAATGGCTGGAGCACCGGGCGCAGACCGACCCGGAACTCACGCCCGACCTTATCAAGGCCATCAACAAGTACCAGGACAAGTATATAGTGGAAAGCATGGGCACGAGCCTGGGGAGGTGACGCATGGCGACACAGGCAGAGATTAAACAGAGGTATGCGGAATGGCAGGAACACTGCAAGCACATCCAGTCCATCACGGACACTGCACTGCTGGTAAGGGAGACGCCGGTCGAAAAGGACAGGCGCATCCGGCGTCTGCAAAAGGACTATGCCGCGTTCTGTGAATACTACTTCCCGCATTTCCTGCAACTGCGCGACAAGGTGACGGGCGAAGTCATCCGTACCATACATAATGCGCCGTTCCACAACACGGCGGCCGTCAAGGTCAAGAACACCCCGAACCTGAAGGCAGTATTCAAATGGCCGCGCGGCCATGCCAAGTCCACCCATTTCGACATCTTCATGCCGCTCTGGCTGATGTTCCAGCCCAAGCGGCTCATCAATTTCATGGTGGTCGTCGGAAAAAGCGAGGACAGCGCCATACGCCTGCTCTCGGACATACAGGCGGAACTGGAATTCAACCAAAGGCTCATCGCCGATTTCGGAGAGCAGAAAAGCATCGGTGACTGGCAGGAAGGGGAGTTTACGGCACAGTCCGGCGTCAAGTTCCTGGCCTGCGGACGCGGACAGTCGCCGCGCGGCCTGCGCGAACGTGAGGCACGCCCTGATTACATAGTCATCGACGACCTTGACGACGACGAGCTCTGCCGCAACGAGAAACGTGTCAAAGACCTTACCGATTGGGTGAAAGAGGCCCTTTTTGGCGCGTTGGATGTGGGGCGCGGACGCTTCATCATGGTAGGAAACCTCATTTCCAAGACCTCCGTGCTGGCCAACATTGCAGCTACCAAAGGAGTATATGTGTCGGAAATCAAAGCGGTTGACCGTGACGGCAATCCTGTATGGAAGGAGAAGTGGACGAAGGAGGAGGCGCAGGAATACCGCGACTTCGTGGGATACCGGGCATGGGAGAAAGAGATGATGCACAATCCCATCAAGGACGGCACCATCTTCCGCCACGACTGGATACGTTTCAAGAAGGTGCTGCCGCTTGAAAAGTACGACCAGCTCGTATGCTATACCGACCCCTCGTTCAAGTCAACCACGGCCAACGACTACAAGGCTTCGCGCCTGTGGGGCAAGACCGGCTCCGAACTCCACCTCATCGACTGCTACGTCCGGCAGGACACCGTGACCGGCATGGTACGGTGGCTCTATGACCTGTACGAGCGCACACGCGACAAGGCAGCCGTCCTCTTCTTCATGGAGGCGAACTTCATGCAGGACATCATACTGGATGAGTTCACAGAGGAAGGTAAACGCAGAGGCTACCAGCTTCCCATCACGCCGGACGTGCGCAAGAAGCCGGAAAAACTGCAGCGCATCGAGGCCGTGTCGCCCTTGTGGGAGCGCGGGTTCGTCTGGTACAACGAGGCGTTGAAGGATACGCCGGACATGCAGGTCGGTATCGAGCAGACGCTTGCCCTTGAACGCGGCAGCCGTGTCCACGATGACGCGCCGGACGCGGACGAGGGTGCCATCTGGATACTTCAGAAGCACACAAGACAACAGATTTATAAACCGAGGCTTGGCAAGAGGCGCCATTCCTCAAAAAACAGCTGGTGATATGTTCAGACTTATAAAGGATTTGATTTTCGCATGGCAATACAAGCGTGCCGTGAAAAAGGCCGTGAAACTTTCAAAACTCCACGGCATGAAGTTTTATGTGGTTTACCTGAACGGCGGACTGAAAGTCGTACCCAAGAAGGCTATCAAGGAACTGGTGGCACGCCGCCGGTTTCGCAAGGGGGTGACCGTGCAGGACATCGAGAAACGTGCATTGTTCGTAACGCATTGAAAGGAGGCATTATGTTCATTACAGACGAGGATTACAAGGTGGTCATCGGCGAGAGCGCGCTGAAGGTGGTGTCCCAGGTAAGCACGAAAAACCGCAGCAACGCCGAGATGGAGGCGCAGGAGGAAATCGCCGGATACCTGCGCCCGAAATATGACTGCGCGGCCCTGTTCGCCGCAGAGGGTGACGCGCGCAACCGGCTCGTGGTCATGTACTGCTGCGACATCGCACTCTACCACATGGCGGCGTCCCTGCCGCAGAAGATGGGCATGGAAATACGCAAGGAACGTTACGAAAGGGCCGTCAAGTGGCTGGAGGGCGTGCAGGCCGGGAAGATTGTGCCGGATCTGCCGGTCGTACTGGACGAGGACGGGCAGCCGGTAAGCGGCACGTTCATTTACGGGTGCCAGAAGAAACAACGCTATAACTGGTAGGCTTATGGGAATATGGAAAGACATAAGGCAGTATTTCGCCGGCCATGACGACCGGATACTGCATACGAGATACGGAGACTTCAATCTCGCCAAGGAAGGCGACCGCAGGAAAGTGCGGAAGATGGTAGTCAACCTGCAGCGCACGACCGACGCGCTGACGCGGAAGGACATACAGGACTGGCGGAACGCCTGGCAGCTGGCCATCAACGTGGACAGCCCGAACCGCAAGCCGCTTTACGACATCTACCGGGACGTGGACGCCGACTTGCACCTGTCCGGCTGTATCGAGCAGCGCAAGGGCTTCGTCATGTCGCGCTCGTTCAAGATTGTCGGCGCAGACGGCAAGGAGGTGGAGGACGCGGCACACTATTTCAAACAGGCATGGTTCCGCCAGCTGATGAAGCTGTCGCTCGATTCCGTCTATTGGGGCCACTCGCTCATCGAACTCGGCGACATAGTCACCGATGGGGACGGCTGCATCTGCTACGACGGGGTGAAGCTCATACCGCGCAAGCACGTCATACCCGAATACGGACGGGTCGTAACTGACCTCGGACAGGACTGGACGACCGGGCTGGAATACCGCCGTGCCCCGTTTACGGACTGGCTCATTGAAGCCGGGCAGCCGGACGACCTCGGGCTGTTCCTCAAGGCCGCCACGCAGACCATACCGAAGAAGAACGCCTTGGCGTTCTGGGATACCTTCGCGGAGATTTTCGGCATGCCCATGCGCATCGCCAAGACCACCACGCGCGACGAGAAGGAACTGGCCAAGATGGAAAAGATGATGGACAGCATGGGGGCGAGCCTCTGGGGCGTGTTCCAGGAGGGCACGGAAATCGAAGTCGTGGAAAGCACCAAGGGCGACGCTTTCAACGTGTACGACAAGCGTGTGGACAGGGCGAACTCCGAACTCTCCAAGCTCATCATCGGACAGACCATGACCATAGAGGACGGCTCCAGCCTTTCACAGTCGCAGACGCACCTCGAGGTGTTCGAGAACCTCGTGGAAAGCGACCGAACCATGCTGGCCGACATCGTTAACAACCAGCTCATTCCGCGCATGGCAAAGCACGGGTTCCCGGTCAAGGGACTCCGTTTTGAATGGGACGATTCGGTGGACTATACCCCTGAACAACAGGTGGCCTTCGAGAAGATGGTGTCAGACCGCTATGAGGTCGACCCGAAATACTTTGCGGAAAAGTACAATATGCCTGTCGGGGAAAGGCGTGCCGTACAGGTGGCAGGCAAGGACGGGAAGGAAGATGACAACAAACGGCAAAAAAAACACACGCCTTTTTTTCGACTGAGCCCCGATGACTATTCGGGGCTGCACCTACGTTATAAAGCCTTGCTCGGAGGAAGCTGTCTGACGCTGGGAAAGAATGACGACATCGACAAGGCTGCCAAGGAGTGGGCATCCGTCATTAAGAACGCCGAGGCACGGAAAGACGCGGAAGCCGCCGCGAGAATCCTGCTGTCGCACGGCATAAAGCTGCCCCGTCTGCTAAAACGGAAGCTCGGCGCGACCGTCGGGGCGGAATACAGCGCGCCCATAGCGGAAGGGTTCGAAGGCATACTGTATTTCAATGAAAGACGCGAGCGCGACTATAAAAGCTACAGGGAGAAGAAGATGAAATACGGTTCGGGGGCGCAGGACAACACATTCCTGCACGAACTCGGCCACCACATCGACTGCATGCTGGAGCCGAAAGCGTATGCTACGGTAGAGCACCAGTGGGAGATGAAAGGCGTAAACAAGGAACTCATACAAAAGGAACTTTCCAGATACGCTCTGCAGAACCGGGCCGAATTCGAGGCGGAACTTATCAGCGCCACCCTGCGCGGCAGGACTTTCTCCAAGGAGCTGCTTTCCTATTCCAACCTGAACGCCCCAGAAAAGATGGACGAACTGGCAGGGAAGCTGCTCGGCTACGCTTCCGGCAAAGACCTCTGCACGCCGTCGGAAGACTTGAGGCAGAAGTTCGAGGGCATGATGCGCGCGCTATATAAAGAAGAAGGCGCGTCGCTACGCATCGGCATACTGGTGGAACCGGCCGCACAGGAATTCATCGGCTTGCACGCCGACACGCTGGACGGCTCCTTCAAGCAGGTGGAGATGTCCGACATCATGCGCCAGAGGCTCAGCCGCTCGAACTATGTCTTTTCAGGCATGAAAGCGTTCCACGAACTGAACGAGGCGTTCCCCTCCCTGCTGGATGAGAACGGCAATAGAAAGACGTTCGAACGGTTCTTGAAGGATGTGCAAAGCATCGATGCCACCTATAATTCCAACTACCTGCGCTCGGAGTTCAATTTCGTGCAGGCTTCCGCGGAAATGGCAGCCAAGTGGGAGAGCTTCATGCAGGACGGCGACCGCTACTACCTGCAGTACCGCACGGCCAACGACGGCAAGGTACGCCCGGAACACGCCGCGCTCCACGGCGTGACGCTACCGATTACGGATTCCTTTTGGGAGGAATACTATCCGCCCAACGGATGGAACTGCCGCTGTACCGTGGTGCAGGTGCGCAAGTCGCGTTACCCGGCCACGCCGCACGACGAGGCGATGGCGCTCGGCGAGGAAGCCCTGCAGCGCGACACGAAAGGGATGTTCCGTTTCAATCCCGGCAAGCAGGAGAAGGCCGTGCCGGACTATAATCCGTACACCATCAGCCGGTGCAGGGACTGTGACATCGCCAAAGGGAAAGCGAAGCTCGCCAAGGCGTTCATCCCGGACAACGAACTGTGCCAGGCATGCCAGCTGCTGCAGAAGTGTGCGGCCGACAGGACTAAATCCGAAAGAGCCATTGAACGGACGCACTACCTCCATACGATGGAGCCACTGCTGAAAAAGTCCGTGACGCTCAATACAGAAGGAAAGGACATCCGGGTAGGCTTCACCACCTATGGCAACAAGCACCTGTTCAGCGACACATTCGGGCGGTCGTCCGTCCTGACCAGGGACGACCTGGCTACTCTTGACAAGGTATTAGAAACCGCCATATTCATCGACTCGTCACCACTGACACACCCGAGAAATGACGGAATAGAACGTTTCTTCTATTATGAAGCAACCATCAGGGGGCAAAAAGTAAGGCTAAACGTGGCAAAGAAAGTGTGGAAACAAAGAAGCGGATATATACAGGAAAGCTACTTCTTATATTCCATCAACGATATGGAGAAATAAAAAAGCACTTCAGGCGGAGCTTAGGACTAAAATGCCAGGTTTCCATTCCCTCAGTGCTTGGACTGCAAATATACAAACAATTTTTCAAAACCGATTCATTATGAACAGAATTATCTCTTTTTTGAAAGAAAGTAACCGGTGGAAGCACCTTGCCGGGGGCTTTGTGGTAGGATTGTGCGCATATTCCGCGTTCGGTGCCGTGTATTCTACTGCCGTGGCGGCATCATGCCTCGAACTGAAAGACAAGCTGAATGGAAATCCGTGGGACTGGATTGACTGGCTTCTTACGGTGGGCGGCGGTGCCGCTGCCGCCGCCATCTGGATGCTGTCCTGACAGGAAGCCCCACAGACCGTTTACGGCTTGTGGGGCTTCTTTGTCACTGCAGCGACTTGAACGCCACGCACTGGTACACCTCGATGTTCTCTACGATGTCCTCGTGGTTGTGGTTGGTGTCGCTTTCAACAAGGTCGAACTCCTTAAATGTCTCGCCTTCCATGCACGCAAGCGCGGCGTGTATCTCCTCCAGCATGTCGAACACCTCCAGGCTCTCCTCCTTGAACGGGCTGCCGTCATTTACGCTGCCCGTCCAGTCCGTCACCACGTGCAGCGCGACCTCCGGTTCGGCTCGGTACTCCACGCCGTTCACTATGGCGTTCCACTTTATCGGCCGGAACTCCACGAACACCGCCGGACGCGCCCAGCTTTCCTCCTGCTCGATGAACTCCACGTTGTGGTTCCACAAGTCAATGTGCTTTATGGCACCGCCGCCGACCTCCTTCAGACGGTCGCACAGCATCTGGTACAGTTCCTTTCTCATTTCCTTTCTATGCTAAAATCCATGTCAAAATACTCGTTCAGGTTGTCCTCGATAATCTCCCGCACGATACGCTCAACCTCCGGCCCTGTGCCGAGAAATCTCCGCCGGGGTATGCGGATGGTAGTCCCGGCACGTTTGAGGGCCATGAAACGCCAGAAATCGGACTCTGTGGAGAGTTGTCGCGTCCGCTTGTCGTTCCGGCGTTCGCCGTTCTTCTTCCGCCCGAAACTTCCGGTGGCCTCGTAATACTTGTGCCAGAAAAACCGCTTCATCTTCTCCGTCACCACTATCTCCCCGCCGTCATTGTGTATGGCCGCATACGGCAGGTCGGTGTAGAACGTAATGCTGTCATCGGTTGTCCGGCTGCGAATACTGCGCCGCAGCGTCCCGGTATCCACCAGTATCGTGCCGCCCGGACGGGTCGGGCTTTTCCGCCGTGCCCAGGCCTCATTGAAAAAAGCCTGGCGTTCGAAGTTCCTGTCAAACTCGTCGCCAAGCTCCACCCGAATGTCGGACAATATTCCGCGAATTATTTTCTTTGTTTCTTTGTTCATATCTTAAAAAATAGTATATTTGCAACGTCAATCTTTGAGATATGATATTTTATTATGATATGTCAAAGGTTGGCAGAGTGGCTGATCGCAGCGGTCTGATAAGCCGTAAACCCCATCTGGGGTTCGTCGGTTCGAATCCGACACCTTCCGCTAAAAAGATGCCAGTGATGGCATCTTTCCCTCTCCTTCATGGAGAGGTTCTGGGAACTGTCACATTATAACATATCGCAAGACGGATGAAAAACATCCGTCTTTTTATTTCCCATCATCAAACTTGAAATACAATTGGGCATCTTCCGGCACGTCATTCTTGGGGTCTGCGGATGCTTTCAATATGTTATAGAAAGTCCTTTCGCTGACACCGTAGACAGGATATATGTACCTGCGCCATATCTCCCTGTTCGGGACACCTTTTCTGACGTAGATGTCATATATCCTGTTGATGTCGGCTACGCGCTTCTGGTAACTTACTCCGTGCCGGTTTCCCATTTTATAGCCTTATCAGTCCTCTGTTTGTTCTTTCCCATCCTTGTACGGACGTATATCGAGCGTCATCTCGCAGCTCACAGTCACGCGGCCGCTACCCTCACACTGCGGACATATTTCCATCGTTTTTGGAAGATGTCCTGATACAATTTTACCCGTGCCGCGGCATTTGCGGCACAGGGCTACTTTCGGCAGCTTCTTCACTTCCTGCTTCATGCGGCATCCTCCTTCTTTGGTTCTACGAAGAAGGTCTCGTCCTGTGACACTTGTATGCCACACTTGGCCATCTTGCCGCCCATGTCCTCCACATCGCGGTCGGCCAATAGCTTGTCCTTGGCTATCTCTTCCGTCTGGCGGACATAGCCGGGCAGGAATTCCTTTACAAGCTGCAGCGCACTTGCCCATGTGAAGCCCTTGAGCGTCTTCAGCTTCGGCGTACCCGTGCGGAAGCCTATCGTGCCGTGGGCCATCTCAAGGCTTTTTTTCTTTGAGAACAGCTCAGCTTGGTTCTCCGTGGCGAACGCTTGTAAAGTGTCAAACGCCTTGTCTTTCGCGCACTCAAGCTCAGCCAGCCTCCCTGCGTACTTCTCGCGGATACGTGCGCATTGCAGCTCGATGTCCGCCGTTATCTTCGCGCTCTCGGCGGCCGTCTTCGCGTATGTTGCGAACGCCTCGTCCGCCGCCTCTCTCGTTACTCCCGTGATAATCACTTTCTTCGCTCTCTTTGTTACCATTGTCGTAAGTTTTATTTGGTTAAACAATATGTTTCAAATCTCTTCCATGTCCGGAACTTCCATACGGAGCTTGCCGCGCTCATCCTCAATCTCGAACCATAGGCTCTCTAATATGTCCATATAACGGGCATCGTCAAGTTCCCTGCAATACTTGTGTATGTGATCCATCAGTTCCTTCACTATCTGCCTGTTCGTCATCGTCAGTTCGCTTTTTCATTGTTTGTCATATTCACTATCACGTATTCTTGGCGCGGCGCGGGTTCGGGCTTGGCTGGCCTTTTCAGCCCGCCCTTGCGCCTGATGGAACGCAACTTCACGCTCAAGGCTTCAAGTTCCGGCTGGCTTATCCGGGCGAATGGCTTGCCGGCTATCCGTGGATTCCGGCAGAAGTCATCCACGCGCGCCCAGTCAGTAGTGTCGATGCCCATCTGCTGCATCAGCCTCAAGCAGGTGCTGCGCCATCGCCTCAGCTCGCGGCGTATGGCTTCGCTGCGTTCGTTGTAACCTGCCACGCGTTCCATCTCCCGGCACATGGTTCCATATTCCGCCTCTGTCATCAGGCGCAGGTGTTCTGTCCGGCCGTTGGTAAACTGGTACACCAGTGTTTCCTTGTCTGCACCCTTCAGTTTTTTCAGCAAGGCGTAGAACCTTGCATAGTTCGTCCCTTCCTTCATGGCGTATGTTTTTACATTTCGAACAGCACTTTTATCCCGCACGAACTGGCCACGTCAAGTTCCAGCTTGGCTCCCTTGCTGAGTTCCCAACCTTTCAGCATGAAGATGTAGCCGCAGCACAGCAGGTTGGCTATGTCAATCCTCATGTGCTCGCGCCAGTCAGAATCCTCCGGCAGCCCGTTCCTGAACGGGTTTACAGGCTCCATGCCCAAACGCCTCAACTGCACTTCGGCCACGGCGAACGCCCTCTTGCGCTCGTCGATGTCATGGTGCGCTATCGCACCGCTGATGTAAACTTTCTTATTCATCGCATTTTTCTTTTTGGTCTTCTTCCATCCTCCTAAAACGCTCCGGCAGCACTACCGTGTAGTTGCACTTACGGCAGCACTGGCCTTTTTCCTTCACAGGGAACGGGTTGTAGCCGTACCCCTCAATGTCATTGCCGCAAATGCAGCACCTTTCATTCTTTTCCATATAGTTGGTTTTGTTACTTCGTTTTCATAATCCGTTGCTTGTCTGTATAAGGCCTTCCTTCCACACCACGTAGTAGCTTCCGGCCTCTCCGATGGCGCGCCCCATGCAGTATGCCTTGTAGCCCATCACGCGAACCTTCATGTCGCAAATGTATCTCAGGCGCAGCGCGTCGCTGCCCATCGGCGAGCTTTTCTTTTCCTGGCTGATGAAGATGAAACATTTTCTCGGGAAACGCCGTATCAGCTCAACGGCCTTGTCGTAGCTGAATCCAGCATCGTCCTTGGCCACTTGAAACGAGTCCACTATGACGAACTTCGGCGACTTGGGCTTTCTCAAACGCTCGACAAGCTCTTCGTAGCTGTCGTCCGTGGCTACACGGAACTTGCCTTGTACATCGTCCATGTGCAGGTAACACATCCTGCGCTGGAAACTCTGGTTCACGCGCTCCTCGTAGCTTAGGTACAGTACCGGCCCGTAATTGCACAGTTCCTTGCCAAGCTGCATCACGAACGAGCTTTTTCCCTGTGCGCTGGCACCGCTGATGAACCATGAGGCGTTCTCGGCAGGGAATCCGAATGGCTTGCTCCACTTCTCGCCCCACGGCAGCGTCACCCATTTCTTGGCGGCTATCTCTTTCGGACTGTACGCGCGCTTCATCGTCTTACTTCCCTTTTTGGAGTTCGGCTATCAGACGGTCTGCCCAAGCGACCGAGTCCGTTATATCTTCCACAAATGTCGTTGTAGAATAGGAAACTATCCGGCGCAGGAATATCTCCTTGGCCAACTCGTAACGGCGTTGCTCCCAGTCCGGCTCGTTCATCTTCTTCATTTCATGATGGATGCCGATAACAGCATCCATCGCCTGCATTTCTATCTTGGTCATCATTGTACTGTCATTTTAAGTTTCTCAATCTCCGTATATACACGTCTCAACCCTCCGCGTGTTTTGCGCACTATCTGCGCAATGTCCGCGCCTTCCGGGGCGTTAGCCTTGGCTACAATCCGCGCCTGCGTCATCAGGAATGCCTCGCGTTCCTTGCCGTCGTCCGGGGTGACCTTGCTGTAGCGGTCGCCGTAACGGCTCAGCATCTCGGTGTAGCCCACCTTCTTGTACTCGATCGAGCGGTTTATCTTCTCCTTCAGGCCGTCGGCCCCCATCATGTACCAGGCGCAGCACCGTTCGGTGGCGTTCCACAAAGCCTTCAACTCCAGGAAGGCTTCATACTGCAGGTCGCCCGCCTCGTCCAGGATTATGAGCGGCGTTTCAATGGAGCGGAGGTAATACACCAGGTCGTCGTACACGTCTGCATACCGGCCCTTGCTGTCCACGCCGAACTCGGCGGCAATCTTGCGCACCAGCTTCAGCTTGGTCTTCACCTGCGAGCAGTCGATATAAACCGCGTTCCTGTGGGTCTGCACATAGTACCGGGCCGTGAATGTCTTGCCTATGTTCGGCACGTCACAGAGAATAGCCGAAAGGCAGGACTTCTGCGAAATCTCCAGCTGCGAGGTGATGTACTCAAAGGTGGGTGTCTTGGCAGCCTTCCACTCCATGCCGCCGCGCAGGTTCACGCCCAATCTCCGAGCGATGCCTATCCAGTTGGCGTCGCTCAATACCTTGTCCGTCTGTCCGTTCTTTACGGCACTGTACACCGAAGTGGTGATGCCGAGGGAGGCGGCGTGCTTCGCGTCGCTCGGATAGTTCGCGCGGTTCGCGGCTATCGCCTCCATAATCCTTTGCTTTTGCGCTTCTGTAATCATAATCTAACGCTGTTTTAATGTTGTTCTAATTGTCGTGTAAGTGAGCGTCAATGAGCTTGCTCGTTTGACCGAGCACAGCCGACAATCAGCTTGCTAAAGGTCTTCCAATGCCCGCCTGGTGCTGTCCATGTCCGGCTTCCATTCGTAATCTTCCGGCTCGTCCGGCATCATTGGCAAGGGCAGCACTATGCCATCTTCCGTTTCTTCCTCCACCGTCGGCGTGGGCGTTGCTTTAGCCACCTTGGATATTTTGTTGTCACGCACATACTTGTCAAACTTGGATATGCGTTTCTGCTGGTCTATATAAATGGCCACGTCCTCATTAGTCTGCTCAGCCATTACGCGATTGTAAGTTTCCACACGCTCCACCTTGTCTATGTAGCGTTCACCTTGGAAAAGATAGACATCGGTCGGGTTTCCGTTATCGTCAGGCAGGTAGTAAGCATCCACCTTGTAGTCGTTTGGTTGCAGTTGCTCCAGCACCTCCGGGCCGCTCAGCCACCAGTCCTCATGCGCAACGCGCACCGTCGAATTGCGACGTATCGTGGTCGGTACTTTCTCGCCGATATAACGGCTGAGTGTCAGTTTGTTCATGCGTTCCAGCGTCGGGTTAATGTTGGCCTCCAGCACCTGCCAGCGGGTCATTCCCGGATATTTTTTCTGGTTGGGATGCAGCGAGTTGTTCCATTCACGGTTATCGGCCATATCATCGGCCACCAGTTCCTCGTAACTGTAATACTTTTTGTCCTCATAGGTGTCGTTTTCCTCGTCGCTTACCTTCTTTGACTTCATGCGCCACTTGCCTTTCCCATAGAAGCGGCCTATGCCTTCATGGTTCTTGTGGATGATGCTGCGCTTTTTCGCACCGTTGAACGACTCAGAGTGCTTCTCCTGCGAATTGAGCGGTGCGCAGAAGTGTACGAAAGAAAACGCCACCCCGGCTTGCAGGAATCCTCCCTTGTATTCGCTCATCAGGTGGTTTTCCACCTCTATTCCTGCAGGCATACCCCAACCGTTCCGGTCAAGCGTGCGGAACATATCCCGGAAGCACTCCACAACAAGCATCTGGTCTTTCTTCCTGCCGTATGCAGCACCTATCACGCACTGGCTCAAGTCGTCATACATGTAATAGGCGTGCACGCGCTTCTTCGTGTCGGCCATCTTGCGGCTCAGGTCTACGTCGTCCGCCGTTATCTGCGAAAGCGAGAACTCGCCGTCATGGCGGTGGACGTGCGGACGGTCTTCGTGCATGAATGTTTCCCAATCTTCCAGTGCGTGGTGAATCAGCACCTTGTTCTTGGGCTTGTTCAGATAGTTCACAATGGTACTCTCACTCAGCACCAACGGCTCACCATTCTTGTCTGTAAAGTCATCCGGGTTGAACAGCTCTCCCGTTTCCAGGTCATACACCTCAAGTTCACCACACACGAATGAATTATACATTTCCAGAACATTCGTATTGAATGGCTTATTGGGCAGCACGGCAATGCCAAGTATCAGGCGTTCGGTCTTGTAATCCACTTTCCTGGCACATTGGTTGCCGAACTTCTCGCTAATCAGGCATGCATAACCGTACTTCTTGTAATCACATACCTTGCGCCGGAAACGCAGTGTGCTTGCCGGCAGGTCGTGCCCCAACTCCTCGCGTAACGTCTCGATGGCCTTCGCCATCTTAGCCCAGTCGTATTTCTCGCCGAACAGCCTTGCGCAGTCTTTCGCGTGCTCATACAGACTGATGCAGGTATTCAATACCGAGGCGTTCACCGCATACTTGTGCGCCAGCTCCGCCGTGGCGTGGTCGCTCTTGTGGCCGGCGGCCCAGTCCATGAAGAAGGCCAGCGCGGCCTGGTCAAGCTCGTAATTCGACATCACCCAGCCCCTGATGCGCGCCTCGTCGCAGCCGAACTTCTCCTCGACCTTCTCCCTGCAAGGTGCCGGAAGGCTGTCTACGGCAACAAGGGCGCATTGACCCTTCGCTCCGCCACCGCGGCGCACCACGGTGATTTTACGACGGGTCACGTTCTTCTCGTATGCAGCCTTTGTCATATAGCCGCCTTCAACGAGTTCACGCGCCGGAATGCAAAGTTTATTGCCGTAATACCCAATCATGGCCGCCTCCTTCTTACTTTATCGCCTTTGCCCAGTTTTGTATGTCCTTGATGTCGGCTATCGCCACGTTGTCGTAGTGGCGCACCTTCTTGCCTTTGTGGAACACGTCGCAGCCGCCGTCCTCGCGCGAGAACTCAAGCATCGTGTCCAATGTCGGGTAGTGGTGGATATAGCCGTCCGCGTCAAACAGGGTGTTCTCTAAAACGCACTCGTCGGCCATCAGTATGCCCCTATGCTCCAGCGCGGCCTTCCTTATGCGCTTTGCGAGGTCTGACTGCCCACGGCTCGGGTTGAACGACAATGCGTACCACACCATCGTACTTGTCACACCGAACGTCTTTTCCAACAGCTCGCGCGTCTCTTTCGTCACATGAATGTACTTTTTCATATCTTAATCTTAAATTTTATGGGTTTTACTTCAAAATGTCCCGGATATCCTCCCGGACTTCCGGGCTTTTCGCTAACTTTGTAGCGCACTAAAACATTAATATTATGGATTACCTTGTAGCGTATTCACCACGCCACCCTTCTTCCGGGTAGTAGTAGACTTTCCTGTACAATAGGATGCCGAACAAACGGTATTCTATTGTCGTTCCGGTTACGTATTTGCTCGCGTCCGTATCAATTCTAACTGTTATCTTAATCATAACTTTTGATTTTATCTACAATTCTAAAAAAACTATAATCACATGAAGTATATCATTCGAATAATGATTCCAGACTGCATTTGCGCCAACGATGTGCGGAAACATACGAACGACCTGCTAACGTTTTGCCGTATTGCTCGAATTCACAAGCCGGTATTGCAAAACTTGCCAACTGCGGATTCTTTCGCAATCGATTTACAAGGTCTTCCCGAACGTAAACAATTGTTGTGGCTCCACATCCTGTCAGACCTTGCTGCATTGAACAAGCATTTTGTCGTCGAGCTTTGCTCCATACCAGACGAATGGCCTCTTCAAGAGGTTTATTGACTTTTCCTTTTGCTTTCATCGTATTCAATTTTATCTTCGTGGAGCGCGGGGAGTCGAACCCCGGCAGCCGTCATACGCTTTCGCTTTTCGCTATTCCAACTTTCCGGCCGCGCCGTCCTGGCCGCCCCTTTCATTCGTTAATACTCTGTTATCACCGGCGCTTTCTTGCATCCGTAACAAGTTACCAGTACCCTTTTCAGCCTCTCCACGTACTCCGCCGGGGCAGTGAACACTATACCGTCCTCCTCGTTGTAGCTGAAGCTCACGCAGTCCAGCATCAGCAGGTGGGCAACACGTGACTTGTAGCTCTGCGTCTTCCATTCTTTGATTTCCTCGTTCATATTCTTTAATCTTAAATATTCTTTAATCTCAAGCCTTTTTCGTATCTTTGGCCGCTCGTTAATTACTTAACACGTTGCAAAGATACAATATTCTGTATTACAAACCAAATAATTCAAGCTAAAAAATTCAATATTCTGTATTATGGAAACAAAGAATGATATTTCTGAGCGTTTTATCAAGGTTTATCTCGACCTCGTAGAAACTGATACGGTGGAGGGGAAGAGAGATTTTGCTACTAAATTAGGGATAAGTCCTTCTATGGTAACAGAAATATCAAAAGGGCGTAGTAGTGTTGGACTTTCTGCCGTACAGAATATTGTATCCATCTACAATGTAAATCCTGATTGGATATTAACAGGTAAAGGCGATATGTATTCTAATTCATCTTCAGTTATCAGCTCTCCCAGCACTCCCATTGATGAACGGCCAACAGAACCTGCAAGCCATGTCCCCGAAGGTAGCCAAGAGGGAATACCACTTCTTCCAATAAGTGCAATGGCCGGGGCTTTTACCGATGACATCTCGGTCATGGAATATGAATGCGAACGCTATGTCATCCCTGCTTTCAAGGGTGCCGACTTCCTGATGCAAGTCAGCGGTGACTCCATGCAGCCCACTTATTATTCCGGCGACCTCGTCGCTTGCCAGCGCATACCACTAAATGACTTGTTCTTTCAGTGGAACAAAACGTATGTCCTCGATACGCTCCAGGGGCCGCTCATCAAGCGCATCCGGCGTGGCTCCGATGAGCAGCATGTTCTCATTGTGTCCGACAATCCCGCTTATGAACCCTTTGAACTTTCCAAAGACCAGTTCCACGGTGTCGCCCTCGTCCGCGGTCTCGTCCGCATCATGTAAAACAAAATGTTCCCCTTTGTACCCTCGGAATACATGAGAAAACGTGTTTCCCCCTGCATTTACACACCGCTTATGGTCGGGAAGCCCCTGTTTATGCGGCTTTTCCAAGGCTGGTTCCAAAAAAGAGGTGGCATTTAGGGGGTATCTATCGGCTCGTTTTTCGAGGCTATCGTAAAAAAAATGGTATGTTACCCCCTCTCTATCGCACCCCCTAAAAACCTACTTTTGTCCGTCCAGTTCATAATTTTTGTCCGTCCACTTTGTCCGTCCAGCTGTCCTTCCACCCTCAAAAATGCCCTATTTCGGGCACAAAAAAAGGAGGCGTGTGAGCCTCCATCGTAAACATCGCCTGAATGGCGTTTTATTTCACTTCTAAAGCCGTTAAAATCATCCCTTTTCCAATGCGCCACGGCTACATGAAATAAGCGTAGATTGCTTTATTACAGCACGTTTTGTGATAATTGAGCCGCCTCCTGATAGCCCGGCGTGTAGCAGGTAGTTCTTCGTCGCGCCAACTTGTTCGGCCGTCAGAACCGTATAAACCGCTGAAATACTGCTGAAATACCAGTCCTTACGTTTCGTTCCCTCTATTCCATGTATCAGATGCACGTGT